TTCACTCCAAAAAAATTTGACTGAAAGGAAAGTGAACTATGAGCATCAACAATTTCGTTCCTACCGTATGGGCCGCCCGTGTGCTCGATAATCTGAACAAGGCGCTGGTGTACGGCAACATCGTCAACCGCGATTTTGAGGGAGACATCCGTCAGATGGGTGATACTGTCAAAATCAACAGTATCGGCGCGGTAACGATTGGGAACTACACCAAAAACACCAACATCGGCGACCCGGAAACCCTGAGCGATGCGCAGACTACTCTACTCATCAATCAGGCAAATTACTTCAACTTCCAGGTGGACGACATTGACCGGGCGCAGCAATCGCCGAAGGTCATGGACGCTGCCATGCGTGAAGCCGCCTACGGGCTTGGCAATGTCGCTGACCAGTACATCGCCGGGCTGTATACCGGCGTTGCTGCCGGTAACACCATTGGCAACGACACCACGCCGATTGTTCCGACCGCTTCAACGGCTTACGAAAAGCTGGTTGACCTGGCGACCCTGCTCGATGAAGCAAATGTCCCCGGCGAAGACCGCTGGGTGGTGCTGCCGCCCTGGTATTACGGCCTGTTGCTTAAGGATGACCGCTTCGTTAAGGCGGGCACGGCGCAGACTGACCAGGTGCTGCGCAATGGGTTCGTGGGCGAGGCGGCCGGCTTTGCCGTCTACAAGTCCAACAACGTGCCAAACACGACCGGCACGAAGTACAAAATCATTGCCGGGCAGCGCAAAGCCATTTCATTTGCCGACCAAATCAACAGTGTGGAAGCCTACCGCCCCGAAAAGCGTTTCGCTGACGCGGTGAAAGGGCTGCATCTGTATGGCGCGAAACTGGTTTACCCCCAGGCAATTGCCGTTCTGACTGCTAACAAGTCGTAATCTATCTCCCCCAAACTCGTTTGAGTTTGGGGGAGGGAAAGGACTTTCGAAATGTGGATTCGGAACAAAAACACCGGCTTGAAATGGGAAGTGACCGATGAACGCGGACGCGAACTGATTGCCAGCGGCGATTATGAAGCCGTCAACGAACCCAAAGAAACGCCACCCCAAGAGCCTGTAAAGCCGAAGAGCAAGAGCAATGCAAAATCTGATTGACCTGGTACGCGGACTGATTGGCGACACCGACACGGTGGATAAAGCGTTCAGCGATGCCGAAATTGCCGCTGTGCTGAAACAGCACTCCGAGCAGGTGTACTACCTGCCATTGATGGTTTTTTCGGTCAAGGACGGCGGCGCGTGGCAGCAGCGCGAATTTCGTGCGCCTGTCGGGTTTTGGGCAGACGATGCACACCTGTTCAATACTGAGTATGAGGTGGTGATACCGTCTATATCTGATCTGGTTGCTGGTCGCTGGATATTCACCAGCCACCAGCCCGGCATCTACCTGACCGGTACAACGTGTGACGTGTACGGCGCGGCGGCAGATCTGTTGAGCCTGTGGTCTGGTCGGGTCGGTTACGAGCAAAACGGGCGTGGCCAGGCGTTGATGGACGCGGCGCGGGAAATGCGCAAACGAATGCGCCCAAAGGTGGTGCCCAGTGACTAACGCAGAAGCTTACTTTATGGGGATTCTGACGGGTGATACTACCCTGATGAACCTGGTTGCCAATCGGGTTTACCTGGACGCGCCGCATCCGGACGCACGCCCGCCGTTTGTACTGGTGACATTTTACGGAGCGAGTGACACAGTTGGCGTGGGCGGCGCGCGCATACTCAGTGAAGTGGATTACACCGCACGGGTCGTAGCAAAACAAGCCGACTCCAGCGCTGACACCATCGCCCTGCGGATTGATACCTTGCTGCACAAAGCTGCGCCAAACACCGCGCTAGGTGTACTGGGGTGCGTTCGCCAAAAGCCGGTCAGTTTTTTAGACGACGACAAGGGTGTATTGCTCAAACACACCGGCGGCATTTACCGGGTCTATATTGTATAGAGAAAGGACAATCACATGACTGAACGAGCCAGTATTTTTCAGGGCGTGCAGATCGGCGTGGAAGTCACGCCTGGCACGTCTGTTGCGGCAAACAAAAAACTGCAAAGCATTAGCATCGAGCCATCTATCAAAGCCGAGGTAAAAACTTTTCGCTCGATGGGCAGCAAATTCCCTGCCATTGCTGCGCTGGGCAAAGAGTGGAGTGAATCAAAAATCAGTGGACAGCCGACCTATGACGAACTGACTTATATCTTTGCCAGCCTGGTCAGTTATGCCGCGCCAACAGGCACAACTGAAAAAACTTGGACTTTTGCGCCTATGTCTGACAATGCTGACACGGTGAAAACGTATACGGTTGAGCAGGGTGGCAGCGTGCGGGCGCACAAGTTTACGAATGGCATCATCACCGGCGTGACGTTGAAATTTGGGCGTGAGGGAATCAGCCTGGACGGGACGATGATTGGGACGGCATTGCAAGACAACATCACTATGACTGCCAACCCCACTACCATCCCCCTTGTGCCGGTGTTGCCGACACAGGTCAAAATATACCTGGCAGATACTGCTGCTGGACTGACCGGTGCGACGGCCCTGGCGCGCCCTATTTCGGTGGAGTGGAGCCTGACCGACCGCTTTGGTCCGCTGTTCGTGCTGAACGGTTCGACCAGTTTTGTCACCACGCTCGAAAAAGAGCCAAAACTGAACAACAAGCTGAAAATGGAGGCGGACGCCGAAGGGATGGGACTGTTAACCCAGTTGCGCAATGGGACGTCGAAATTCCTGCGCATTGAGGCGGCGGGACCGCTGATTGATACCAGCCCCTACCAGTTGACGATTGACACCGCCTGCAAAGTGACAAATGTCTCCGAGTTTTCGGATGAAGACGGTGTGTTTGCCATCGAATGGGAGATGACAGGTGTGCATGACGCTACCTGGGGCAAAGCCACAAGCATCACGTTGGTCAACACCCTGGCAAGCCTATGACAACGGTTGTCAAGATTGTGCGTAATGACGTGGGCAAACTCGCCGCCGGTCTGAGAAATAGAGCAAGAGCGGCGGCGAGAAAAGCCGCGCTGGACACCAAGCGTGAGATTACCGACCGAATGAGTGATGCCAAAAGCGGACGCATTTACAAGCGCGGTCAAAAAATCCACCAGGCGAGCGCGCCCGGCGAAGCCCCGGCGATTGACACCGGGCTGCTTGTCAATTCAATCCAGGTGACCGATTATGGGCGGTTGGGTGCGATGGTGTACACCAATACTGAGTATGCTGATGTGCTGGAACTTGGCGGGCGTCACATTTTGCCGCGCCCATACATGCGGCCAGCGGTTGAGAAAATCGCGCCAAAGTTTTTAGAGGCAACACGGCAATTGATTGAGAAAGGATAAGTATGGCAATAGAACTGGCTGATTTGCTTCGAGATGAACGAAAATTGACGGTGAAGGTAGCGGCGGGCGAGTTAGAAATTACCTACCGTCCTAGCGCATTTACAGCGGCGGCAGAAGAAAGATATTTAGACGCCATTGAAAATAAGCGCGTAAATTATGCCTATGCTCAAGCGCTAAGCGAAATTTTGACAGATTGGGATCTAACAAGGAACGGGGAAGTAATACCGATTATTCCCGATGAGCTAAAACACTTACCCGCTGAATTTCTGGCCGAGGTCTTTTTGGCGGTCGTGCAGGACAACCGCATGGGAGGCAAAGAAACCCGAAAAAACTCCGGCGGTGGCTCGCCACGGGCGGGCAAGTAGGTGAATGTCCTGACTGGTGGCCTGTGCTCAAAGCGGCACAAGAGGCAGGCGTCCCACTACTGAGTAATCTGCCTTTGATGCAACAGCCTGCTGCCGTGCGCTGGATGTATGAGATTGCGCGAGGCGTAGAGGCGGAAGCCATACGCGCGGCACAAAGTGGATTACATCAACAGGCGTAAGGCAACCACCAGGCAAGCCAGAATGCAGAGCACTTGTAGAACTGCAATGAGGACCGGGAATAATTTGCGCATGACCATACAGTAATTTTACGAGGAAATCATGTTAGAGGTCGCCCGACTACTCGCAGTTTATGACGCCGACACACGCGGCTTTGACCAAAAGAGCAAAGACGTGGAAAACACGCTGGAAAGGCTGAGCGGTGGGAGCGTGTTTGGCGGCTTTGTCGGTGCGCAGATTTTCATGCAAGCGGCCAATGCTCTGGGAGGGCTGGCAGTTGAGGGCGTGCAAGCTTACGCCAGTTTTGAGCGCCTGGGTATGAGCCTGCAGACGTTGTCAGCGCGGGAGGCGATGAGCAGCGGGGCGGCAAAAAACATGGGGCAAGCCTTGGCCATGAGCAGCGGCAAAGCCAGTGAGTTGGTGGGTTGGATACAACAATTGGCTGTCAAAAGTCCATTTACCCGTGAGGGAGTAGCAACGGCATTTCGTCAGGCAATGGCCTACGGATTTACAACAGAGCAGACTCAACGATTAACCCAGGCAATGATTGATTTTGCGGCAGGCAGTGGGGCCAGCGAAGGCGCAATGAGCCAGATTGCATTAGCATTAGGTCAGATACAAGCTAAAGGTAGATTAGCCGGACAAGAAATTTTACAACTGGTAAATGCTGGTATTCCTGTACAACAAATTCTTGCTGATGCATTTGGCAAAAGTACAGCTGAGATTGCCAAGATGACCGAGCAGGGGCTAATCCCTGCAAATGCAGCCATCGAGGCAATTGTGCAAAGCCTCGAGAGAGATTTCGGCGGGGCGGCGGAACGGCAGGCCACGAGCGTAGCCGGATTGATTTCGTCATTGTCTGATCTGAAAGACATCAACCTGACTGCCTTTTTTGGCGGCTTTTTCGAGGAAGTGCAGCCGTACCTGACTGAATTTGTGGATGCCTTGAGCGACCCAGCCATGCAGGAAAACATGGCAGCGCTGGGCAAGAGCGCAGGCGAACTGGCAGTAACACTAATTGAGGGTGGCAAAGAGATACTCAGTATCTGGAATAGTATTCCGGAGCCCTTGCGTGGCGCGGCAATTGCATTGATTTCGATTGAGGCTGCCACGCCGCCCTTGATGGATGCCTTGGGGCGCGGCGCGATTGCACTACAGGGTTGGGGCAGTGCGTTAAAAAGCCTGCCCGGATTTTACCGTGACGTGCAGGCGGCGCAAGCGTTATTGCGGGAAGGCGCAGGTGTTTTTGACGTGATGAGCACCGGCGCGGCGGGACTGACTGCTACGCTGGGCCCGCTGGCTATGGCGCTGGCGGCAGTCACAGCAGTAGCTGTGACGTACAATCAGACAATTGCCAAAGCGCAAAATGAAGGCATGGCTGCAAACGCAGAAGCTTGGGCAAATGCACTTGCCAAAGTCAAAGAGCAGGGTGGTGGAACTCAGGCGATACTGGATGCTTATGCTGCTGGAATCAATCGTGTGAATGCTGCGTATGAATCCAGCGGAATCCTGGCAGATCTGTTCATCGATAAGCAAAAGATTATCACAAACGGATTACAAGCTACTCTATCGATATTGAGTGACAGCGCTGGGAGCTGGGAGGAATACAGCACAGCAGTGCAGCAGGCTGCTCAAATGGCGGGTTACCAGGTAGACGAACAAGGACGTATGTATACAGTGATCCGTACTGGGGCTGGATTGGTACGCCATTATGCCACTGATCTAAACACGATGACTAAAGCCGAATGGATGGCGGCAGAAGCAACCCGCAACAGTGCCGAATATATGGACAGCTGGGCTAGGGCGACCGATACTGCAAGTATAACGTCTTTGAAATTCGGTCAAAGCATTGTCAGCACGACTGACATTTTGAACACGCTGCAAACGGCACTGAGGGATGCGGGTGCATCCAACCCAGCGCAAATTTACGAGGACATTGCTGCCAGCCTTGGGGTTATCCCTACGGCGGCACAACAGGCAGCAGCGGACGTGAAATTACTGAGTGAAGCTTTTGCGGCGGGGCTGATTGACCAAACACAGTACGTTGAGTACATGCAACAGGCACAGGAAGGAATACTTAATCTCGACACTGCTACACGCAATTCGCTGCAGGGCATGATAGATAATGCTACTGCTACCCGAGAAGCCGCACAAGCAGCCGCAGATGCAGCTCAAAAATACTGGAGCCTTGCTGAGGCACTAAAGGGCGCACGTGAAGCCGAATTCGCCAAACAGATGCTGGATCAATTGGGTGAATTATTGAAGGGCGATACACCTAATGTGGAACTCTACAATCAAGCTTATCAAAATCTAGCTTTGCAATACGGTTTTGTCAGCGAAAAAAGCATGGCATTAGCAAATGCTATCCCAACATTGACTGCCGCCATACAAGAGGGAACGCTCGCTCCGGAACAATTGTCTGAAGCAATAAAATTCTTGTTTCAGGATGCCGCCGATGGATCAATCAACTGGGATTTATTTGCTCAAAAATTCATGTCAGCCCCCGAAGCATTTGCTCCGGCACAAGGGGCTATTGAACAAATTTCAGGACAGATTTCGGAATTCGGATCAAATGTCACGTCAACTAGTACAGTTATATCAACTGAGTTCCCGAAATGGGTCACTACAGCACAAACAACATCCAAAGAAATTGTAAAAGCATTTGCAGCTGAGGATTGGATTAGAGTAGGTCTGGCTATCAGTGATGGGATAGCTCGGGGTATTGCACAAGGCGAAGGACGAATTATTGCAGCAGCACGAGCAGCAGCAGCAGCGGCATACACGGCGGCAGCTCAAGAACTGGACATCCATTCGCCATCCAAAAAATTTGAGTTTTTGGGCGAAATGGCGCTACGCGGGTTTGAAAAGCCGTTTTTGGGCAACGATTTGCAGCCGATTTTTCAAAACGCATTACTGCCTACCATTCCAGCGCCCTCCCATACTGAGTATAAGGGGGTCACGGTGAACAATCCGGTTTTCTCTTTTGCCGACACAACCTTGACACCTGAGGTTTTGGCGCAAACGATTAAACAACTGGAGTGGATGTATGGATAGATGGGAATGGATAACGCCGGATGGTATTGTCGTACCGCTGGATAAAGACCCCATCTATCTGCATCCAGAAATCAGCGGGTATCTGATGCCGCCATTCAAGCGGTCAGAACGCTGGCTTGGGAGCGTTGGCACGCTAACCGGACTGCGCGTTGATGCGCGCGATGTATTTTTGCCTCTGACGGTTAAGGCAGATAATTTGATGGATGCTTTGCGTCTGATAGCGCGTTATTTCAACCCGCAAGACGGGATTGGCAGGCTGCGCGTGACGATTGGGAGTACTGTGCGCGAATTAGCCTGTCAATATGTTGGCGGACTGGATGGCGACGGGCACGACAACGGGCCAGGCTGGCAGAGGATCGGGTTGCGGCTGCGCGCTCTCCAGCCCTACTGGCAGGCAGACGTACCAAAAAATTTTGTTTTCGTAATGGATGCGCCGATGACGTTTTTCCAGTACCCATTTTTTCCACTGCACATATCACGTGGCACAATTAATGGGTCTGTGATCGTGTTCAACAGCGGCGATGTACCCACCTATCCCATCATTACAGCAAATGGAAAATTTACGAGTTTGCAGGTGAGCAATCTGAACACCGGCAAGACGCTGGCGTTTCCGACGTTGAGCATGGTGGACGGTGACAACCTGGTCATTGACACCCGCCCGTCCGCGTTGAGTGTGCGGCTGAACGGCAATAATGCCTTCGGGTTGCTATCGGCTGCGTCGAGTTTGTGGTCAATTAAGTCAGGGCAAAATCACTTGCAGATTATCACGACCGGAACAAACAGCAACAGCGTGGTGAGAATCTCATTTACTGAACAATTTTTGACGGTGTGAAATGGACTATGAGGTGTTTCTCGAAACGATGAGCGGCGAGCGCGTTGGGCAGTTGCCATTTGAATCGCTGCAGATAACGCTGCGGTACAACGAACCGGGGCGGGCCAAACTGACATTTTCCGCCACACAAATGACGGCGGACGTGTTTGGTACAGCCTACCGCCTGTTAGTGCGCAGGGATGGCGTCAATCTCATGTCTGGGATGGTGACAAGCGCGCGGCGCTCCTGGAACGCTAATAATGACCAGGTGGACATTGGAATTACGGACGATATGGCATTGCTGGGCACGCGCCTGATTGTGCCCGTGCCCGGTGGACCGCCCTACACCAGTGCCGACCATGATGTGCGTACTGGAGCGGTTGAAACCGTGATGCACGCCTACGTCAACGCGCACGCAGGCGCGGGGGCAACAACCGCCCGCCGGATTGACGGACTGACCCAGGCGGCTGACCAGGCGCGCGGCGGGACCTTGACGGCGCGGGCACGGTTCACCCCATTACTGAGTATGCTGCAAAAACTTGCCTCGTTAGGGGGGTTGGGGTTTCGTGTAGTTGGGATGCAATTTCAGGTATATCAGCCGGTGTCATCGGCTGTCACCTTTAGCCAGGAGATGAACAACCTGTTGAAATTCACGCGCACGGTGAGCGTGCCAGACGGCAATTATATTTACGCCGGCGGCGGCGGCGAAGGCACAAGCCGCATCATCGTGGAAGCGGGCAATTTTGACAGTATTATGCGCTGGGGACGGCGCGAAATGTTCCTGGACCAGCGTAACACCAGCGACATCAGCGAATTACAGCAGGCAATTACCGCCCGCCTGAATGAACAGATTGGAAAAGAAGAAACAATCCAGTTTGAAGGCACGACATCGCTTGACCAGGTTGGTCTTGGTGACATTGTGAACGTGAAATTTGACAATACGGTATACCCGATAACTATCCGACAAATTACCATCCGTACGGATGAGGTAAGCGAGGACGTAGTAATAACATCCGGGGTGGATAAGCCCGACATTTACCGGCGCATGGATGACGCCGAGGAAAGCATCGCACTTTTGGAGGTGAGATAATGGCACAGATTTATTTCCCGTTCGATAGCGGCGCAGGGGCAATCGTCACCGAGGAACGGTGGTCAAAAATGGCAAGTTACTGGCGCAATAATGGCGTCTTGTATGACGCGCTCAACAAGATGGAGGTTTATGCGGATTCGACCGGTATGCAGGTCAAGGTACGTACTGGTGTGGCGTGGATAAATGGACATTACTTTGAGGTTGACGCGCAGGAAACATTACCGATTGCGACGGCGCACGCCACGTTACCACGTATTGATCGTGTGGTTGTGCAATTGAACTTAACAAATAATGCCATCTCGCTGGCAGTGCTGACCGGTACGCCCGCATCCAGTCCGGTTGCACCTAATGTGACGCAGACCAACACAATTTGGGAAATCAGCCTGGCGACGATCTATGTCGGAGCGGCAGTCAGTACGATTGTTGCAGCAGCAATCACCGATGAACGTCCCTGGGCAACCAGTGGTGAGCCAAATTTTAATATTAATGTTGTGTTGGGAAATGGTCAGGAGGTAATTTCCACTGGCGTAAAAGGGTACTTGCAGGTCCCTGTTGATTGCTATCTGACTGGATGGCAAATCGTTGGAGATGTATCGGGTTCGTGCGTGATTGGTATCTGGAAGAATACCTATGCTAACTTTCCCCCGACTTCAGCGAACCTTATTTTGTCAAGTGCAAAACCAACTCTGAGCAGCGCACAAAAGAATCAGAATACCAATCAACGTCTCTTGATGAATAAAAACGACTGGCTAGCATTTAACGTCGAGAGTGCGGCAACGGTCAAACAGGTTACAGTCAGCCTGCTGTGCCAGAAAGTGAGATAATATGGCTTTTGTACAAATCATAGCATCAAGTAACGATGGATACATTGTTGAAAACGGTTCGTTTACAGCTACTACTGCTTTTTTGGAAGTAGGCAATACGACATCAACAAATAAATTATCAGCATGCTGGATACCATTTTCGGTAAATCTATTGAAAAACACAACTATCGTAAGTGCAGTGTTCAAAATCGCTGCAACTACAACTGTTACGGTCAACAGTCAAAATTACAATATAGTTGTGGGAGTACATAATAGTGTAAACAGTCCTCAACCGTCAACATATAGTCAGCTTGTAGGATACACATATTTGCAATCTACTTATTACTGGACTTTTGCAAATTCAGGCTAATGCCAAATGAGTCGTAATCTGTTCGGTCGGCCAGTGATCTTGAGTAGCCCGGTCAATGGCCCAGGAAATGGTCTTGCGCAAGGTCTCACGCAACACCG